TCGTATTATCAAAAGACATTGAGGAGCCGGTAGCGGTTGACGACGTTAAAGCGTTCATGGGTTATCCTTCATCGGATCAGGATGCGATAATCTTCCGTATGATCCAGACGGCCCGGCAATGGCTCGAAAACAGATGTAGCCTGTCAGTTGTCAACAAACAGTATAAAGCATATTTTGAAAAAGAGGATGCTGTTGACGGCTTTTACGAGTTACCTATCGTACCCGTACAGCCAATTCCTGCAATAACTGTTTCCGTTTGCGGCACTTCGACAACATTTGAACAATACGGTTTGAAACGGGTACGGATTGCACCTGATAAGTTAATTGGCACCATTGCAATAGGAGCAACAGCAGAGATTTATTATGTTGAGGTGATCTTTAATGCCGGGGAAAAGAACCTGACAGCAAATGAGATCATTAAACGGATAGTCTCGACAATGTTCAATCAGCGAGAGGATGGCGCCGGGGAAGGGGTACATGAAGGGCGAATACCTTATGACACATTAAGACTTATTGAAACAATTGACCAGAATACAGGATTTTGAAAACAGGACGGTTAAATACAAGTATTTCTATTTATGAGCTGACTTCGACAACAGACTTTTCCGGTGATGTGTCTGAAGTCTGGACGCTGGCAGGGACAGTTAGGGCAGAAGTCACACAACTTGACGGATCACGCTTTTTAAATGTTACAGAACTGGTTGATAGGGTCATTTATAAGATCGTAACCTGGAATAACAATTATGCAAATAATTTACGGGTTGTTTACGGATCACTGACACTTTATCCGATGCGGCCACCAACAATTAATACAGATCGATCAGGACGGGAAGTAATAACTATTTACGGAGTAACAAAGCAATGATAAAAAGCATTCAGGTAGAGGGTATAGAGGAGTTAAGAGCAGACTTTCGAAGGTTCGGAAAGGAATCTGATAAGGCTGTTAAGCGTGCTGTTGACCAAACTGCGCAGGCTATTGAAACAGATGCAAAGCATAAATTAATAAATGATAGCCATATAATAACCGGTCGCCTGGCTGCCAGCATACACGGAGAATACAAAAATGGACAACGATATAATTACAAAGACAATAAAGGAAACTCTTATGACGGGTCACTTAATGAAAAGATCGGCAATCTGGAAGCGGTTGCGGGAACAAATGTTCATTATGCCCCATACATAGAGTTTGGAACAAAATATATAACCGGGGATAGTTATCTCGGCCATGCAGCATTGAAACAGGAAAAGAAATTTAAAGACAGGATTGAAAAGGAACTTAATAAACTGATAACTGAGGCAACTAAATGAGTACGGCATCCGTAGATATAAGTTATGATCTGATAGACGGCATCTATGATGTACTTTACGGCAACGTAATCTATGAATTGGAAACAATACCGGTTTATAAGTCAGTTCCCAAAACGCCCGCTTCGGTTTATGTATTGATTGGTGATGTACTGGGGTCAGAGGACGGGACAAAAGACGGGTTTCTGTATTTCGGGACAGTTCAGGTTATTGTTGTTGATGAATCGGCTCACTGTGCAGACCGCAAACAATCCCAGGGCATCCTTGGAGTAGTCCGGGGACTATTAAAGGCAACCAAACCGGTTACATTCACCTGCGGGAGCCGGACACTGGTGGTATTCTCGCATGAATCACTCGTCCCGGTTATTGAATATGCTGATAATTCGATTATAAGAAGCAGACTTATAGATATTTACAATTACGTTCTTGAATAACTTTAATTTAAAATAAGATGGCAAAAATTAATGGTACTTTGATGTGCATAATAAGCGGTAGTGACAAGCTCCTGCATATAGATAATTGCACACTTAATGTAAATGTCAATCTCCCTGATGCCTCAACAAAGGAATCATCCGGATGGGCTGAACACATCAATGGACAGAGGGATTGGGAAATAACTTTTGACGGCAAATATGATGAAACCGGTACGGGGATCACGCCTGATGAAATTCTGGCTGCTATCATTGCACGGTCAGCAGATACGGCTATGAAGTTCGCGACTGACGGAGCTACCGGAGCGGCAGGATGGACTGGTAATGGTACATACCGGAACATTTCCCTTGTTGGAGACATGGAAATCCCTGGAACATTTTCAGGGTCGATAAAAGGTAATGGTGCACTGGCAGCAATAGCTCCGTAAACAACCCGTAAATTATTTGCATATTAGTCTCATGGCAAAGATTA